CTACGCAACTACTATTTACCTCTACCGCAATAACTTCCAACAGTCTTTTTGCAGTTGGATTTAATATAAAAACATTATCAGAAAAATTTGGTAGTAACATGAGTTCTTTTTTTGGAAATCAGAGTTCTCTAAAGATGTATGTGTGCGGGGATAACTCTGGAGAATACACCTTTACAGGAAGACTTTATTCTATTGGACTAGGAACAACTTTAAATTCTACAAAAATAACAAACTATATTGATACAAACGGTTTTATTGAATTAGACAAGGGTCAGCAGTTAATTGATCACACAGCCAGTTATACAGTCCTTCCTTCAGAAGCATATGAGAAGTATTTCTTAGATATAGGAGTTGCAGGGTACTGGCAAGACTACCTACCCCTTTCTTACTTTGCTCAATTTGTAAAAAATAGCAATGATGAAGAATTTTATGAAATAGATTTTTTACAATTCAACTTAGGATATCCAACAACAACCACTCTACAGCAGGAGTCTGGAACATCCTCTTCTTACTATAATACAAATGGTGCACAAATAAAAAGTTATGTAACATTTCAGTATGTTGCGGATGGGGCAAATACACCCATTTCTTTTGCCAATGAGGAACCACCAAATGAACATAAAGTCCTTGACTTAAATGATTATGAAAACTGGGAAACAACAAGGTTTGAAATTTTAAACAATACCTTGATTTATCCAATTAAAACTATAGACTTTAATCAATTTGCAATTGTCTACAGTCTTGAATTTAACAGTCGTGGAGTTTTAACGAAGCCAATATTATTAAACAAGTTACAGTTGGCTTCTCAAGCATTTAATGATAACTCCTTTAATCCAGTAGGAACAAGATTTGGAGTAGATTTATTTCCATATAAAAAGAACGGGATTTATTTTGATTACAAATCTAAAAATCCTTTTAGTATATATAAAGAAAGCACCCCATATTTATATTTAACAAAAACATCTGGAATTGAAGTACGTGGTGAAATAAATATTCTAGAAAATCGTGGATTAAATCTTCCAATTAACAAAGAATTAGCAACAGACTATAAAGTAAGTGCTATGCAGTTGTGGCTAAGATATGATCAAGACACATTTCCAACAACCGCAACAGAGATTTTTGAAATTAATCATAAAGGAGGAACCCTTAAGTTTTATCTACAGGCAAACAGCGCAGACCTAGATAGGGGCAGAATATTTGTTTTGAACCAAAACGGAGTTCCCTACAATGGTGTTGGATTTTACTTAAATGGTAGTCTGGTAAGAGAGCCAGTTCTATCCCTTAAAGAATGGTCTTCAATAGGAATAGCATTTTTAGCCTCTCTTGTCTATAATTCATATCTTGGAAGCATAAACTTGACGGGACCAATATTATTTAATAACATTGCATATTATCAGGCAAACAGTCTACAAGAGGTTGAAAGCAGAACACTAAGAACTTGGTTCCAGGTATTAACAGACGGAATTACAACAAATGACTGGCAATTTTGGTCCAGTAACTTTACCTGGGATGGAATGTTAGTGATAGGATCATCAGAGTTCTATGGAATTAACCCCTCAGATATTTATAAGACATACATAGGCACAAATAAGATAATTGTTGATGACGGAGAAGGCTTAGTCTACCAACCTGAAAAATTAAATATATATGCAGGTACAGAGTGGTCAACTAACGTCTCTACACCAGTATAGTCTGATATACTTATGGTTATGGAATCCTTAATTAATCCAAAAACTGGTAAGCCTTATGTTAAAAATGTACGTCGTCAGGTAATAGACAAGCACTATGACTGGGGTCTTTACGTATATAAGACATCCGCTGGTAAATGGTTTACAGACGAAGAAGGCTCAGTTTTAAATATACCTTCAGACCGTGGAGACATTACAAAAATTGCAGAGTTAAAAAAGGTTGCAATACATCACGGAGATGATGGACTTGGTACAGCAGTATTTGTACCAGGGCTAACCCAGGTTAGTGAAGAAGAGTATTCCGAACAAAAAGCAAGATTAAAAGAGGGTTTAATTCCTTCAATGAATGACTTAGGTGCTTGGCATGCAGCACAACAGACATTAGAGAAACATGGAAGAGGGGCAATGGATGAGTGACGAACAGTATATCCGTGCAAGTCTTAATACAGAAGAAAAAGAAGACAGCATTTTTAAATCGCATGACCCATTTAACAAAACTTGGGATGTTTTAAAGGATTATGTTGGGCTTGATCAAAACTTTCGTCGTAGAACAACTCGTAATTTAACAAAATACGCTGCACCAGAATTTAATGAGGCATACTTAGACGCAGCAAACGCAACCCCATCTGGAGTAAATGCGGGATCTAAACAAATCAATCCAGGCACGGTATATAGAAATGGTTATGGACTATTTGACGTAATAACCCCTCCATATAACATGTACGAATTAGCCAACTTCTATGACACATCATTTGCTAACCATGCTGCTATTGACGCTAAGGTAGAAAACATTGTAGGTCTTGGGTATCGTTTTGATATTTCAGACAGAACGCTATTAAGGTTTGAAATGAACGAAGATGCAGGTGCTGTAGACCGTGCTCGTAATCGTATTGAAAGAGCCAAGATCCAATTACGTGATTGGCTAGAAAATTTAAATGATGATGACAGTTTTACAAAAACAATGGAGAAGGTTTACACAGACCTTCAAGCAACAGGTAATGGATTTATTGAAGTAGGAAGAACAACTGCTGGAGAGATTGGTTATGTTGGCCATATTCCAGCAACCACTGTCCGCATACGACGCTTACGTGATGGGTTTGTGCAGATTATTGGTCAAAAGGTGGTTTACTTCAGAAACTTTGGAGCAAAAAATGCAAACCCTATGGGTACAGATCCACGCCCTAACGAGATCATTCATTTAAAAGAGTACTCACCTTTAAATACATTTTATGGTATTCCAGACATTATTGCAGCAATGCCATCTCTTATCGGAGACCAACTTGCCTCTCAGTATAATATTGACTACTTTGAAAACAAGGCTGTTCCAAGATATGTTGTAACCCTAAAGGGTGCAAAACTTTCAGGTGATGCTGAAGATAAAATGTTTAGATTTTTACAGACTGGGCTTAAGGCTCAATCACACAGAACTCTTTATATCCCGCTTCCTGGAGACACAGAAGGAAATAAAGTTGAGTTTAAGATGGAACCAATTGAAAATGGCATTCAGGACGGCTCATTTAAAGAGTATCGCAAACAAAACCGTGATGATATCCTAATTGCTCATCAAGTTCCTATTTCAAAACTAGGTGGTGCAGACTCTGGAGGCATTGCAGCAGCACTTTCTCAAGACCGCACATTTAAAGAACAGGTTTCTCGCCCAGCACAAAGACATTTAGAAAAGGTTGTAAATAAAATTATAAGGGAAAAGACAGATATTCTTGAACTTAAGTTTAACGAATTAACTCTAACCGATGAAATTGCACAATCTCAAATTCTTGAAAGATATGTAAAGACTCAGGTTATGACTCCAAACGAGGCTCGTGAAATGTTAGACTTGCCACTAAGAGCAGATGGAGATACTCCATTTGTTATGTCTCCAAGACAAGCAACCGATGCTAGAGCAAATTTAGCAGGGGATCGTCAAAGGAATTCAGAAAGAACAAATAACAATTCTGATTCGCCAACTACAATATCTGGACGCAATGCACAGGGTGAAGGCAGATCGTCTCAATAGTTGAGAAATTTCTTTAAAGCGGTGCTATAATTATAACGTTATGTTAATAAATAAGGCTCATTGGGAAACTAAAGGTGACAGTGTTCGCCTTTCAATGCCCATCGGAAAAGTAGATGTTGAGCGCCGTATGGTGTCTGGTTTTGCAACCCTAGATAACGTTGATCGCCAAAATGATATTGTAACAACAGAGTCTAGTATAGACGCTTTTAAGAATTTCCGTGGTAATCTTCGTGAAATGCATCAGCCAAGTGCTGTTGGTAAAATTGTTTCTTTTAAAGAAGATAAGTATTTTGATCCAAGCACTAAAAAGTTTTATAGCGGAGTTTATGTTTCTGCTTACGTTTCAAAGGGTGCACAGAATGCATGGGAAAAAGTTTTAGATGGAACCTATACTGGTTTTTCAATAGGTGGAAACATTAAAGAATGGGATGACGCTTACGACGATAAAATAGATAAGACAATTCGTGTAATTAAAACTTATGAGTTGTCAGAACTTTCTCTTGTAGATAATCCAGCAAATCAATTTGCAAACATAGTTTCTATTGAAAAAATTAATGGGCAAAACGTAGTTGATGGATATTTATCAAAAACAGAAATTGAAAATGTATTTTGGGACTCAGAAAACGGTATTGTCATGGTATCTGATTCTGACTCTGCAACAAGTCCAGTAAATGGTAATGCAATGCAAAACATTGGTTTTATAGAAAAGAATGATAAAGATACTGAAAAACTAATAAAATTCTTAGTTGATAGTGCTAAAGGCATTAATACAATTAAGATTACTAAGGAGGTAAATCTAATGACAGAATCAACAAACACAGTTTCAGAAACTGTAGTTGAAAATGCAGAGGTTGCTCCAGAGGCACAAGCAGCAGAGGTAGTAGCAGAAGCAACAGCAATTGTTGCAGAAGTAGTAGAAACCCCTGCAGTCGCTGAAGAAGCATCAGCAGTTGAAGAACTTGCTCTTGCTAAATCAGATGACGCTAGTGCAGAATCTTCTGTTGCAAAAGCAGCAGTTGAAGTAGAGACTGTGGTGGAAAAATCCGTTGCAGATGTTAAAGAAGAAGTTGCTAAAGCAGTTTCAGAAATTAATAATTCTCTTACTAATGCCTTTGGCGATCTTGCTGCAACTATCAAATCTCTTAACGAGAAGGTAACAGCAGTAACAAAATCTCTTGAATCGGTAACATCTGATGTTAATGGAATCAAGAACAACTTTAACGAGTTTGGCAAGCGAGTAGATCTTGTAGAACAAGACACCGCTTTCCGCAAGTCTGGCGATCTAGGCGAGATCGTACAGGAATCACCACAAGTGATTCATAAAACCCTATGGGGCGGTCGTTTCCTCACAAATGCCGACCTGTTTAACTAAGGTAAAAAATCACTAGGAGGTGAAAATAATGTCGGAACAAAACACAAATATAGAAAAAAACTATCCAGGTTCAGGAGATGGAACAGAGATTAACTCTGCGGGATCTTTAGTATCTGGTGGTGTTGGAAGTGCAACTGGTCTGAATGCTGCAGGAGGATCTGTAGGTTCACAACTTGGTAACACTGCTACTGCTGGCTTTGGTGTAACAACTGGAGACAATGCAGTTAATCCAACTGGTAACGCAGGAGGTATTCTGCGCCCTGAACAAGCACAACGCTTTATTGATTACGTATGGGATGCAACTGTCCTTGCTAAAGATGGCCGTCGTGTCACCATGAGAGCAAACACCATGGAAATTGAAAAAGTCAACGTTGGAGAACGTGTAATTCGTGCAGCATCACAAGGCTCACCAAACTACACAAACACTGGCGCTAGATTTACAAAAGTTGAACTAACAACAAAAAAGATTCGTCTTGATTGGGAAGTAGCAACTGAAGCA